GACATTGAGGTGGCGACCTCGGCGGTAGCCGTAGGCGTGGTTCAGTTCCTTACCACACTGTCATCCTTCGTTTTCTCGGAGTCGAACGTCTACCGGAACAACAAAGCCGCCTCCACTTCAGCGGTTGTTGGCATGGCAGGCGTGGAAGGCGTAGCTCGCTACGACCAGCTCTGTATCCTAGCGAACGCCTTACTCATCGGCTGGACGACTGGTGCCAGCATGCAGTTTCACCGGTGCACGATTTGCAACGAGCTGAATGAGTCCGGCGCTGAGGGTGTAGTAGCCATCTCGGCATAAGGGTGACCTATGGGACGTACTATAGGCCGACATTGGCCCTCTAGCGCGCCCCGAGGTGACTACGTCGTTCTGTGCGACTACTGCGGCGTAAGATACCGCAGGAGTCAACTCGTCCGTAAGGGCAACGGCAGGCTGGCCTGCTCGGGCCCAGGAACGCTCAACGACGCTGACGGACGAGACGAGGTGGAGCTGTCAGAGATGACGGGTCGCGGGACAGCTCGCTACCCGGGAACCCCTCAGGACGGAGGCAACTATGGTAACGTCTAGCACCTCGACCCGAGAGTTCAGCGCTCAGGAGATAATCATCTCGGCCGCTCGTCGAGCCGGAGTGTTCCCCATTGACGGGCAGCCCACGGGGCCTCAGTTCACGAGCCTGCTGACGTTTGGCATCGATGAGCTGGACAAGATTCTAGACAGCGTCGTGGCCGAGAGCAGCATCCAGCGAGCTATCGAGCGATACGCTGTCACGACCGTGGTAAGCCAAGCGGCCTACACGCTGCCTAACACCACGGTGGACGTTCTCGGATTCGGCAGCTACTCGGAGACGGGCTCTGTCACCACGACGCCGCTGAGGGGCATCCTGCGAGACGAGTACATGCTCATCTCGGACAAGACGTCCACTGGTCGACCGACGCTGTTCTACTTGGAGCAGACGACGGCGGGGACTGTTGCCTACCTATGGCCGCTCCCGTCGGTGGTGGGGACTGCGACCTTCCAACGGTACCGACTCCTGGCTGACGTGGGGACGGCGGCGAACACGCTTGACCTGCCGAGGCACTGGGTGGATTACCTGTGTTGGGCTCTGGCCCATCTGATGGCGTGTGCGAGCGGCTTTGAGCCGGCTACGCTCGGGTACATCCGGAGCCAGTCAGAGAAGGCCTTGAAGCTTGCGAAGGGGTTGAGCGCTCAGCGCTGGCCCATCTCTTTTAGGATGAACTACAGGTCAGGTCAGAGCCGATGACGATTACAAGTTTCCCAAATGGCCTAGGCGGAGTCCTGGGCACGTCCTTGGCTATCGGAGGCCCGATCTACACCACGGGTACCTTTACCTACGTGGACTTCGTCAATGGACTTAACGCAAACACAGGGACGAACCGCGAGCAACCGAAGAAGACACTGGGGAACGCTGTCGCGTCCCTTAGCGGTCTGGACAATGTAATCGTCCTAATCAACAACCACGCCGAGACACTGACGGCGGACGTCAACATCTCAAGCGTGATGGTGGTGGGCGAGGGGTCGGCAAGCGGAATTCCAACGGCAACCATCACACTGGGGTCCTATAGGCTGATTAGTGATAGCGGCTCCGGATCGCAACTTCGGGGCATTAAGTTTGTCCATGCGCCGGGCGTCCTTCAGGCCGGCATAGACGTCAACGCTTCCGGATTTCATATGGAAGATTGCTATGTGGTGGGCTCGGGGCTTGGTCGAGCGCTGGAGATGTTCGGTCAGGCCTCGTCGGCCAAGATCATCAACTCAACCTTTATTGCCGCCACGACAGGCGGAGTTCCGGCCTCGCTGATGCGCTCCGCCGCAGCTATCACAGACCTCTACATGAAGGGTGTGACGTTTAGCAATGGGGGTACATACTGCTCCAGCGGGTTCTCTTTGGACTTCTCGTCGGGAGCGCACGTGCGGCTTCGGATTGAGGAACTCAACCTGCTCCTGGGAGCAGACGCCAAGTTCAATCTGTCGGCCGGCGGATACGCAAAGCTTGGGTCTATGAGCAACTCGGCACGGGTGGACTGGTAATGCATCTCTTAGCGGCACTTGCTGGCGGCCTTAGCTCAGCGGCATCGGGAACAGCTCGAATCTATCAGCGCGGAACCTCGACCCGCGCTACCTACTACACGGACTTCGAGGGCTACAGCGTAGTCTCAAGCGGTCCGGACGTGGTTCTTGACGCCAATGGGGCGGCGGTCATCTACGTGAATCAGCTGGTGGACGTGTCCGTCTACACGGCGGCCGGCGTACTGGTGGAGACGTTCAACGCGGGGGCGGCGGCGTCCTCCATCGAGGTCAGAAGCGCGTCCTTCAGCGGGACAGACTATCGGACTGGAGGGGTGGCTGCTGGAAACCCGCAGGGGCTAGACACTGTCCTGGATCTTTGGAAGACGTCAGCTAACAACACAGACTTCAACGTCGACTTCCAAGGCTCAACCCTCAGTCTACGCGCCGCGTTCTGGCGCGGTAGAGCCGTCATCAACGTCAAGAACCCGATCTATGGAGCCGTAGGTGACGGGGTTACGGACGACTACGCGGCGATCTTGACAGCGGTTACCGCCGCTGGGAACACGGGTGTCGTTTTCTTTCCGGTCGGGTCGTACCTGATCAACACCACGCTCAACATAAATAAGCCGATAACTCTCTTGGGCATCAGCATTGGCGTTGAGGAAGGAACCGCATCGGGCGAACAGTCGTCAATACTTGGAAAGATAACAAACACAGGAATTGGCGTCGGCGGAGTCACCCTTTCCGCTGTCGGCATGGTATTCGAGAACAGGTCAGGCGTTACAGAGACCCCTATTACCTTGACCGGTACAGGCGGGACTTTCTTTGAGAACTGTAAGTTTATCCTCAGCTTCACGTCCGGAGTTGGGTACGCAGTAAGCGTCGGCTCGGTCGCCGGCAAGGTAAATTTCAGAAACTGCTACTTCAGCATCGGCCCGACCGGGCAAGGGATCAGGACCACCACTGGAGCGACGCGGATTCGAGTCAGAGTCCAAGCGTGTCGATTCACCCTGGACGGGGCTTCGCACATCGGAACCGCCATCTCTGGAGCTGGGATAGCGGTAGACGGTTGCTTCTTCGACTTTGGACTGTCGTGTAGTGGCGCCGTTTACATCAACCCGGGCTCCAATGCTCTCGACGGCGCGTGGTTCGGCAGCGCCACCAACAACATCTTCACGGGCAGCTCCAGCCTTCTCACCCCCATCGGGAACAGCCTGGACGCTCCCGGCGCAGCGGCCGTCTACCTGGAGTCGGGAAATCTCTTCCTGAACAACGGGGGGCTGTTCAGTTCTGGCATCAATGAGCCCATCCAGCTTTTCGCGCCCGGGGCGGCGACTCCTGGGCTTCAGTTTCGTTCTCGGAACACGATGCAGAAGCAGGACAGCTTTGTCGCCAACACGTACGAAATCAACACCTACTCATTCGGCTCGGCTTACCTACGCAAGACCGGGGGCGCCGCAACACTTACGGTGAGCGCGGCCGTTGGTCTCTTCATGGTCGGATGGTCTCTCGATGTAATCGTGGACAACGCGACCGGTGCGAGCTTAACGGTTACCTTCAACGCCGCTCAGTTCATCGGGGCGTTTACCGCAGTTATAGCGAACACCAGCCGACGAACACTTCGCTTCGTTGCCACCAACCTCAACGGCACCTACCGCTGGATTCAGGTCGGGGCCGACGCTGGAAACCTCTGATGGGGACTCAAAACGTCATATTCGGTGGCGGTCAGGCCTCGGGTCTGGACGAGCTGTCGGGTGCTTCTCCGGTCTCGATGAACGTCATCCTGGACCAAGCGGGAGCCATTCGGCGCCGTCCAGGCATCTCCGCCTTTAGTAACCTGTACACAGGAGTCATTGACCCGCTCGGCCTCGTGGGACTTTATTCAACATACGGAGGGGCGCTGTATGCCGTAGCCAACGGTCTAGCGTACCGACCGGTGTACAAGGTGAACCTGGCAAACGCCTCGCGCCTTAGCTCAACAGTGGCCACGGGTCTCCCGGGCTCCGGTCGACCTGTCTTCGCTGAGACCCAGGCCATCCTCGCCATCGCGGGTGGAGACGCTATCCAGAAGGTACTGCTGGCTTCCCCCGGAGTTAATTGCAGTCGACTCGGAGGCGGGCCGCCAATGGCTTCACACGTCATCTCAAACTCTCAGCGCCTGCTGAGCAACGACAGCCTAGACCTGTCGCGAATAAAGTTCAGCGAGACCTCGAGCGGGTCCGCTTACTCCGGTCACGAGAGTTGGACGACTGGCGACTCAGGCTACTTCAACGCCGAGGCACGAGCTGACAACGTTGTCGCTGTGCACGAGCTAGCGGGCGAGGTCTATCTGTTTGGCTCCAGCACCATTCAGGTCTGGGGCACGAACCCAAGTTCGGCCTACGCCCCAACCATTACGAATGAGCAGGGACTCTCGGCGGCCTACGGAGTGGTCCGTACCGACAACTCCTTTGCCTACCCAGACGACCGCCGGCGGTTCGTTATGACCAATGGCCGAAGCCAAGAGAACATCGGCAAGGCCATACAGTCGACCCTGGATGGAGTCTCCAACTGGGCAAACATGTTCGGCTACAGGGTCTTCGCTGGACAGACCGACTGCCTGGTCTGGACTGTCCCTGGAGACAGAACGTTCGTTCACCAGATAGGCGGCGGCTGGAGCGAGTGGTCCGGCTGGGACGGTCAGAACTGGACTCCGTTCACGGTCAACTGTCACGCCTACATGCCGCTGACCCAGACGAACGCTGTTGGCACCCTGGACGGCAAGGTCGGGTACCTCGACCCCTTGGCCCAGACTGACCTCGGAACGCCCATCCACGCCTACGCCGAGACCGGCTTTATGAGCGGCGGAACCCTGAAGCGAAAGCGGAACAAGAGCGTCACCCTGATGTTCCGGTGGACGACAGGTTTCACCACCGACCAGGCGCTAGGGCTCCTGAGCTGGCGGGACAATCTGGGGGAGTGGAATCCACCAATCCAGATAGACTTGAGTCTGTCCCAGGAGCCGAACCCTGTGATAGTGTTGCGCTCACTAGGCGTCTACAGAACCCGACAGTGGAGGTTCTCCTTCGCCGGGGCAGCGCCCTACCTTTTGGCCAAAGCAATCGAAGAAGTAGACGTACTGGAGAACTGAACAATGGGCATCTTTGATCAAGGAGCGAACTACCTAAGCGGAGGCCGGTACGAAGAGACCGGACTCGGCTCGACCCTTCGCGGCGACGACAAGAAGCGCAAACGCGCCGAGCAGCGCCAACAGGACGAGCTGGCCCGGGCTGCGGCCGAAATGAAGGCTCGTCAGCCCCTTGACTATGCGGCTCGAATTGACGCGCTGAACCAAGCCGCGGCCATGTTTGAGCCGGCGAACGAACAGCTCGGCAGGATGTACGGTCAGGGAGCGAAGGCGGACCTTCGCTTCGAGGGCGACCCCACCAAAATGCCGGACTATGGTGCGCTTACTCACGCCGGGCCCTACGCCGGGAGCCCAGTCCCGCCAAAGAGGCGCTAATGGCGCAACAACGGACGGGCTTGGGCAATTCCTATATTGCTAAAGCCGGCGGGGCCGAATACGGCAGCGGCAACTACGCTGCGGAGCAGGCCGATTGGAACAAGTTAACGCCGGAACAGAAGAGCGAATACAACAGGAACTTCTACCACAAGGCCGACCCAAGCAACCCTGATTTCGCCCCACCGACACCTCCCGCTCCCGGAAAGGCTGGCGGAACGGGCATTGATCTCAGCATGGGCATTGGTGCCCCGGTACTAACGCCCGAGCAAGAGGCGGACAAGGCTGTTCGAGACGGAAAGGTCTCAGCAACCTCCAAGGTAACAGGCGTCGTCAATCCGGCCGACCCGCAAGACGTCAGCGGTTTAGGGACCCTTGAGCAGTGGGGAGAAATCCACGGAGGAGACCTCTCGAAGGCCACCAACACTCAGGACGGTCTCGCCGGGACAAAGGCGGCTCTTGGCGCTGGTACGGCGTCCGAGTCCTACAACAAGTCAGCTCAGCCGACGCTAGCCAAGAACGGCAGCGCTCAGGACGCCTTCGACCTGATGATGGCCTCCTACAAGGGCGGCGGCTCCAAGGTCTCGAACAACGCCCAGAGCGGGTTCGATAGCTTCGACATGGAGACCCCTGACCTGTCGGTGTACTACGACCGTCAGAGAGACAAGGCCCGACAGGCTCTCGACCGCTCTTTTGCCTCTCGCGGCATGTACGGCTCAAGTGAGGCTACAGGTCAGATTGGGAACACCATGGCTGACCTTGGCGCCCAGCAGGCCAAGGAGGAGTCTGACTTCAACCTGCGTCGCCTAGCCGAGAAGCGCGCATGGGGCGAGTCCGCTGACAAGCAGTCGCTCGGTGGAGCGGGCCTGGAGAAGGACTTCCTCGCCGGGCTGTCTGACGC